GGATTTGATCTATATTCTCAAATTGACGACTTGATTCATGACATTGAAAACGTAGAATCATCCATTCCATCTGGATGGGAGTGGCTAGACAGTGCAATTGGAGGTGGTTATAGAGAAGATGGAAAGGCGTTGTATGTATTTGCAGGTCAACCAAACATCGGTAAGAGTATTTTCCTCGGTAATATTGCCAAAAACATTGCTGTTCAAAACAAAAGTGTGCTTGTTATTACATTGGAGATGTCAGAATTGCTGTATGCAAAACGTATTTCAGCCAACATTACTAAAATTCCACTCAAAGAGTTCGGAACATCAACAAAAACACTCAAGCGTAAACTGGAGGCACAGCGAGAAGATACCCCGAATGGTAAACTATTGATCAAAGAATTCCCTCCAAGCACAATCACACCAAAGCAGTTGTCTGGTTTTATTAAAAAACTGGTCGATGCAGGTGAAAAGTTTGATGCTATTGTAATCGACTACTTGAATTTGTTGCATTCTCCTGTCGGAACATCGTCATATGAACGTGTAAAATACATTTGTGAGCAAGTTCGAGCAATGAGCTACACGTTTAAATGCCCGATTATCTCAGCGACTCAGCTAAACCGATCTGGTTATAATTCAAACAACCCAAGCATGGAGAGTTTGTCTGAATCTAGTGGTATTGCAGCAACCGCTGATGTCATCGTATCTATTTTTCAACAAGAGGAAGATGTTGATATGGGATATATTCGTATTGGAATGATGAAAAATCGATTCGGTCCACGGGGAATGATCCAACCGATGCACATTGATTATCCAATTCTTACAATTCAAGACATTCCAGATGAAAATAATGATGATTCTGGTGGATTAACTGGTCTTTCACTACTTGAAAAGCTTTCAAAGTGAACTAAATGGACATATGAAAATATTTCTATGGACAAATGTCGATATGGATGCAGTTGGCTCAACAATTTTGTTGGGCAACTGCTATTCTAATATGGAATATCGATCTGTGTTCTTTGGGGACTTTGAAACAGAATATTTGAAGTGGGAAGAGAATGCAGATGCGTACGATAAGGTGTTTGTAGTTGGCATTCCACTGAGTCAATCCACGTTAAACAAAATAGACAGAAGCAACATTACTGTTGTGTTGGATACTGATGACGATTTGAACGCAAAAAAAGCAAAATTAATCATTAAAGAGGAATCATCTTGCTGTAAATTGTTGTATAAGATACTATCAAAAAAATATACATTCACTCCGTCTATTATAAAATTGATTGCACACTTCGACGATTACAATTCGTATGAATTGAAATATCCTCTAACAAAATGCTTGAATGCACTGTATCGAAAGAGCGGCAGTCGAAAGTTTCAAACGTTTGTAAATCGATTCTGGGGTGGTCTAACTGACCTGACACCAAACGAAACGATGCTGTGTGATCAATATACTCGCGAAATCGATGAAGAGCTACAAACACTCGACGTGTACAGCACAAAATATCAAGATCGACCTGTAGTCGCCACTTTTTCAAAGCTTCCAGTGAATGAAATTGCAGCATATCTATTGACAGAATACAAAGCGGATGTCGCAATTGTTGTTAACCCAAGCACAGAGTTTGTTTCTTTTCGCAAATCAACTGCATCACCAATTGATTTGCGATATATGGCTGAGAATTTATGTAATGGTGGGGGTGGTCAATATGCTGCTGGTGGTAAATTGACACACAAATTCATGGAATTTTCACAAGATTTGATTTTATTATGAGCATGGGACTAGCAGATAGAGAGCAACTTCATTTATTCATGTGCTATTGCACATTTGTAATGAATTTACAGGGTAAAAAAATGTCATTGCAGAATGTATTTGTGTACACTCTGCAAAAAGAGAAGATGAAAAACTTTCTCAAAGAATTGTTATTGATCGATACCGATTTTGAATTAGTCAAGACATTCTTGGAATTTGACCCATCGTTGGCGAAGTCAAAATACGTCACAAAATACTTAAACAGTAAAAAAAGAAAATTAAGTGCTTGACATTTGCACAATCTGTATTAAACTGAATCATCATGAGTGATACAAAATCATCAAGTAGTTGGAGCCTAGTGAGCATCGCATGGATTGCGGCAATTATCATGGGCATTGCAAAACTAATTGGACTATTTCCATACAGTTGGTGGGTGGTATTCGCACCGCTGATCATTGCATTCGGGTTATCTTTGGGTATCCTGTTGTTTGTTCTGATCGTGGCTGGACTATCTATGCTGGGTGTATGGCTATTCGCAAAAAAACTAGACAAAAAGAAAAAACAATAACAATAACAACAAGAAAACAAACAAAAATAACTAACATATTATGAGTAAACCTAAATTCAATATTAGCATGTTTGAGAAGATCAAAGAATCTCTCAATAAAGAAAAGACAAGCAATAATGGAGGCACATATGCCAACATTATGAAGTTCCCCGTAGGGCATACATACACTCTACGTCTAATTCCAAATCTGGAAAATCCAGAGAAAACCTTCTTCCAACATTACACTCATGGCTGGAATAGCGTTTCGACAGGGGCATATGTTTCAACCGTGTCTCTTAATACATTTGGCGAACCTGATCCAATCACAGATACATTCTGGCGTTTGATTAAGAGTAAATACCCTGCTGAAAAAGAGCTCGGTAAGCTTATTCGCAGAAAAGATCAGTGGTTGGTTAACGTCTATGTCCACGATGATCCTGCTAATCCAGAAAACAATGGCACTGTTAAAATTCTAAAACTGGGTAATCAGTTGAAAGACATCATCGATGATGCCCTCACAGGAGAAGGTGCTGAAGACTTCGGTAGTCGAATCTTTGATTTGTCCAAGTCTGGTGCTAACTTTAAAATTAAAGCAGAGCCATCTGGGGATTATGTGACATTCAAGTCTTCAAAATTCTATAATAACCCTGTCATCGATCTGTCCGATGAAGAAATTGAAAAGATTTATGAATCTGTTCATAATCTTGAAGAAGTCTTCCCGACCAAGACATACGATGAGCAAAAAGAAATGCTTGATATTCACTTTTATGGCAAATCTTCAAGTCCAACGGCAACAAATACAGCTGGAGCTACTCTAAAATCAAAACCCACAGCATCACCAGCAGCAGATGAAGACGATGATATTCCATTCACCTTTGATAAGTCGTCAAAGGCAAAATCGGAATCATACGATGACACAGATGCATTTTTGGCAAGTCTTGAAGAATAATTCATATGTTGAGCCCAGAAGATAAACGTGCAATATTGGACTTTGCAGGACCTTTGTTCCATGAAAGTAAAGCTATCGATAGCTCATTTTTCGATGGAACAAGACCAAAGGTCGAAGGAGTACCTGAGTATGGATTAGCAAATGGGATTAAATCGGTGTTGGAGCGCGAACTTGCTCCAACACCGAGGCAACATCATCCCCAGCAGCAGTATCTAACGCCTCCTAGCTTGCCCCCACAGCAAGCTCCGATGCCACAATACGCTCCACCCCCAATTGCACCAACACAGGAAGCGCCAGCGCCTCAAGACACAGCTCAGCTAGAGCTTAATTTCAATCCAAGTGCTCAAGACGTAACAAATGATTTGTTGAAAGAGAACAATCGTATCTTGCGACAAATCCTAAAAGAACTAGAACAACTTAATTCAAAAGACAAACAACAAGTAAATGATAAATCTATCCGTAAAAACTCTTGAATTTTACAAATTCTTAGATGCTTTAGGTAGACTTAGCGACAAAGCCATTGTGACCATTGAAAAAGGTGTCATGATGGCTTTGAGCAATACACCAGGTGGTGCTATTGTATTACTCGCTGAACTACCAGTGGCGTGTGATGCTGATACAACGTTGAATCTACCATCCATCAAGCGATTGCAGAACGCTTTGAAGCTGTGTGGTAAGACAGAAGTATCTGAGTTTAAAATTAAAAACAACCATTTGGAATACAAAGGTGCTGGATTTAAATTCAAGTATCATCTGCATGAAGATGGTATGATCGTAGCTCCAAAATTAAAAATTTCTAAATTGAAGGCTTTTACTTTTGATACAACTTTCAAGTTATCACCAATACATTTCAGAAACATCATGAAAGCAGCGGCAGCATTTCAAAAAATCAATAAGGTATATCTGTATACTGAGAATGATATGTTGAAAATCGCTCTAAAAGATGACAAAATGCCAAATACCGATGCATTTGCAATAGATATTATGGAAATGCACATTGAATTGGAGCCATTTATTCTAACACTA